CGAGCGCTGAACTCGGACCTTGACCGGCGATGGAGCCCACCGCGCCCGCGCCGGCGCCGGCGCCGCCGCCGCCACCGCCCTTGCCGAAAAGCCCCGCGAGCATCCCCGGTAGTCCGCCCAAGAGGCCGCCCGAGCTCGAGCCCGAGGGACCTGCGAATAATTGCTGCGCATAGTCCTTGGCGATCATGTTGACGAACTGCTTGTCGATGTCTTGCAGAAACCCGAGCAGCGCCTTGCGGAACGAGGTTGCGCCGGTGATCAGGTTCGCGAAATTATTAGCGAACGACTGCTCGAGCCCGCTGCGCACCGATTGCTCGAGCTGCGTGGTCTGTGCTTTCAGCGCATCGATCTGGTTGCCGAATTTTTTCACGCCGTCGACGAGGGTCGGATCGTTCGCGCCCTTCGCGATGTTCTGCTCGGCCAGATAGATGGCGTTCAGGTCGACGAGCGCTGCCTTGCGCGCGTCGCTCTCCTCGGCCTGGGCGGTTAAGTCGCTGATCTGCCCCTGCGTGCGCTCGAGATTGATCTTCGACTCGATGGCCGCCAGGTCGGTGTTGATCTCGGCCGCCTGCAGGTTCAGCTCGTTGATCTTCGCGACGTTGATGATGTGCTCGCGATCGACGGCGAGCATATCGAGCCCGGCCTGATTGTTCGTGCTGGCGAGATCCTTCTGCAGCGTCTCGTGCTGCAGGTCATAGGCGTGCCCAGCGGCCTCGACCAGGTGCCCGGAGAGCTTCTGCGCCTGATCGTCGAGCGCCTGGATGGCGTTGACGTTTTTCGCTTCGATCTGGCTTTTCGTCAAATCGAGAATCGAGGCGCGCGCGCGATCGCCTGCGGGACCTAAGCGATTGAGGGCTTCGCCGATCGCGCCCGTCGATAGCTTGTAGGACTCGCCGGCGAGCGTGCCCATATTCAGCGTGAGGATCTGCTCGTTGATTTTCGCCGTGTAGTCGGCGACCGTCTTGTCGTCCTTTTTGGTCTGCAGCGCGGTTGCATAGGCGATCGCGGAGGCCGCGGCCGCGCGTCCGGCGGCGCCCGCCTTTTCGAGATCCTCGGCGAGAGATCCGGTCTCGAGCTTGAACTTGACGAGCGCGGCGCCGCCTAAGCCGAAGGCGTCCGCCTGTTCCTTGATCGTGTCGCGGAATTGCTCGAGCTTCTTGATCGCGGCATCCGTGGCGATGCCCTGATCCAGGTTGAAGCCGGCGCCGGTAATTTTCTTTTTCTCCGCCTCGATCGTCGAGATCGCCGAGAGCTGGTTCGCGCCGCCGGCCTCGTAGAGCGCGGTGATGCGATCCTCGGCCGACTTGGCGATCGCGACGTTGTCCTCGCTGCTCTGTTTCCAGATATTGGTGGCTTCGCCGAACTGGCCGTGGGCGACGGCGACGGCGATCGCGCCCAAGGCGCCCATGGATTTTCCGATCTGCTCGAACTCGCTCACCGCCTCGATGACGACGCTCGCCACGACGCGGAACGCGCCGACGATGACGCTCGCCACGCCCGCGAGGTTGCTGCCGGCGACGCCGGCGGCTGTGAATTGATCGATCAGCTCGGTGAGGACGGGCAGGAACTGCGAGACGAGCTGCTGCCCGAGGCCGTCGATGATCGTCGCCTTGAGCACCGCGAATTTTTGCGTGAACGCCTCGGCGTCGGCGGCCATCTTGCCGGACATGACGATGCCGGCGGCCTCGGCCTGCGCGCGGAATCGGTCCAGGCCCGCAGCGCCCTGATCGAGCACCGGAATCAGGTTCTGGCCCTGCTTGCCCAAGAGCGCGACGGCGAGCGCGACCTTGTTGGGGCCGTCCGCCATGCCGGCGAACTTGGTCGCGAGCTCGCCCATGACGGTGCCGGCGTCCTTGACGTTGCCGTTGGCATCCTTGACGTCGATGCCGAGGCCGCGAAACGCGACGCCGGCCTTGCTCGAGGCGTTGCCGGCGGCCTGCTCGATCGAGACGTTGAGTTTTTTCAAACTCATTCCGAGTTCGTCCTGCGTGAGGCCCGAGGCGGCCGCCGCGAGGCGCAAGCTCGACAGGGCTTCGACCGATATGCCGGCCGATTCGCTCATGCGCTCGAGCGAGGCCGCGCTTTCGATCGCCGAGGAAGTAAATTCGACCATGGCGCCGATCGAGAAGGCGGCCGCGAATTTACCGGCGATACCGCTTAATAGGTCGTCCTGATCCTTCGCGAATTTCGAGAGTTTGGCGGTGGACTGGTCGAGCGCCTTGATGTATTCGGAGTTATCCGCCTGCATCCGGACGACAAGAGCGGCTAGGTCGACGATGGCGATCTCCTAATGCGCTTCGGCGTGCCGCGCCGGCGGCCGCGCTCGGCGGTGCCGGCCATCGCATTTAACTGCGCGACGAACTTCATGCGCGCTTCGGCGTTGATGTCGTCCTGGTGCCGGAACAGAAATTGAGCCATTTTCAACGTCGCTCCCTCTTTCAAGTGCGGCCGCAGCAGTTCGGTCACGATCAGCGCCGCGTGCATGTTGTCGCGCAGCGGACCCCACGGCTCCTCGATCCAATACAGCGCCCAGCGATCGAGTTCGCGCGCCCCGAGCTCCTCGAGTTCGCCCAAGGATCGCCCGAGCAGCGCGGCGAGCCGATGCTCGAACAGCTGCTCGGGCGTCAGGCGTTTTTTGCCGCGCCCTCCTCGGCCGCCGGCGCCGACAATCGGAACGCCTCCTCGCTGATCGCCTTCAAGATCGCATGCGGTTCGTCGGCGGCCGCCGATTCGCTCGCGAACTTAGGCTCCTCGGTACAGGCCCAGGCGAGATAGGCCTCGATAGTTTCCGGCTGATCTTTCAGACGCTTGCGGATCTCGCGCATGTGCCGCCCGTTGATTTCCCGCACCGTATACGTCGCGCCGCGCACCGTGATCGTATTGGTGAGCAGCGTGCTCATGTGCGGACGATCTTGCCGGTGATCTTGCCGATGAACTTGATGACGTTTTGCTTCGCGACCTGCGGGTCGAACTCCCAATCGAGCATCGCGAGGGTGAAGCTGAACAGTTTGAATGGCGAGTTCCCGTCGATCTGGATCTCAAAGTTGCGCTTCGCCTTGTTCTCGACGTCATCGATGAGGTCCTCCTGAATATCCTCATTCATCGCGTAGTTGCCCCCGAACGTCACCTGCTTGCCGTCGGAGAGGCCGGGGATGTATTCCTTCACGCCGTTGCTGCAGAAGGTGGTCACATCGATCAGCGCGTTCGCGGCGCCTATGCCGCTGATCGAATCGACCTCGCAGTAACGCGTGAAGATCTCAGGCGAGGCGCCGTCGCCGACCGCCCAAAACACTTGGCCCACAAAGGGCGTGTTGACATTAGGTAGCATTTTCAATCCTCCAGGTACCAGAAGTTATAGATCTGCACGACTCGAATGACCCCGGGGTCGGGGTCGATCAACGGAAACTCGTTGACCAGGAACACTATATCGACGATGGTCTGCGGCGAGTTGCCCATCGGCCCCCGGAAATTCGCGAACAGCTTGCGCAGCGCCTTCGCCAGCGTCCACGCATCATCGCCGTCGATGCCGAACGAATCGATCTGCAGCTCGGCCGACACCAGGGGCGCGACGCCGCAAAAAAGCTGCTGCCGCATCGAGTGAATGCGCTGCACGTTGATCGATGGGAGCGCCGCGCCCGACTCGCGGATCAATCCATAGATCCGATCCGATACCAGCGCCGCGATGGAGGGTGCGCCGAGCATAAAATCCCGCACGTCCGTTTCGAGTCTCATGTCGTTTTCGCCGCTCGCACGACCGAGCGCGCGATGCTATCGCGGAACGCCTCCTCGCAATCGGAGCGCGAGTCAAAGAGCGCGCGGCGGAAAAACGGGTGCGCCGGCATCTTGCGGGTGCCGAACTCAACGAACTGCAGAATGTAATACCCCTCTTTGCGTACGCCTAAAATGCCACTCGCAACATTTTTGGCCGCGTTGATGGTCGAGATTGTGCGCAGCGATTGCTTCGCGAAGCCGGGCGCGACCAGTAGACCGCGATAGGTGCGAAAGGGGACCGTGCCGATCGGGACTGTGTCCTGCGCACGCTTGAGCGCCGGTTTGATGCCGGCCTTGACCGCGCGCTTCAGCGCGCGGCCCTCCTCGAGCGAGGAGAGCGCGTTCAGCTGCCTGGTGAGGGCGGCGACGCCTTCGAGACTTGAGCGCATTACGCGGTCGCTCCGACGCGGTAGCCGGCCGCATCGCGCAGGCTGCATGTGA